TGAGTTTGGAATGTCTGCATGAGTGCTGCGGCTTTAACGTCCTCTTGACCAGTGCCTAAGCCGACATTAATTTCCATATCCATACCAATATCCCATACGCTCGGATCAACGGGTACAAACTGCCCATTCAGGCGCATCATTTGTTCATCTGGTGAGTTTTTAACAGCAACGTGCAGCATTAGCTGGAATAAGCGCCTCATGCCCTCAGCGAGATTTCTAGCCATCACTTCAAGTTGTCCCGCACTCGCTTGTGCGGTTAACGCTGCGGCTGTCGCGGTAGTGTTCTGCAAAGCGTCGGCGTTAAGGCCCATAGACATCTTGCTAATACCCGTCTTCTCTTCTACAAGCATATCTAGATACTGTAAAGCAGGTAGTGTTGAGCCAGCTACAAATGGGACTGTGAGTGGGTTAACAGAACCGATCTGCTCTGATCGAATGATTGCGCCAATCTCGTTGTTTAGCACATCATCCATTTCCACTAAATCTTCATTAACTTCAAGGCGGGGCGTGTTAACCAGGGCTACGTTGTCCAATATACCGCGAAGTACGCTAGTGGTCGTGTCTTGATCGTTCATCACTAACTCAGCGAGTGAGCGACCATAGAATGCGTGTGGCTCTGGGTCTACATGAAAATCAGCAAACGGGACTTTATCCCATGGCTCCATCTCTAATACTTCGTACCCAGTGCCGCCGCACAGGAATTTATGCAGTGTGGGTACACCATCACCTTCAACGTCAATACGCATATACGCTTCTGTGACGATAATGGCGCGCATTGAGGGATCGTTAGCCGAAGTGGTGTCAATTGACTCACCAAAACGCAAAATCTTTTCTTCATCGCCGCTTGCAGTTCCATCATCCTGCCCAGATAATTTATCTACTACATCCTGGTCATAACCCATCGCCACTAAGTCACCTGCACGTTTCTCGGTGCGATGGCAGACAATGTACGCATCATCAATTGATTTAGCCGAGCCATCAATAAAGAACTCTTCGGGCGGGATGCTCTCAATGACCATTTCCCCCTCTTCATACTTATGCGACACAACCATACTGTGCGAATTGCGCGCAACCTCCATACCAGACTCGTCAATCTCAATTTCAGTCTCTTGGGAGTGTTCAACAACTTCAACGCCCTCTTTAGATGCTAAAATCTGAACTTCTGCGTCGGTTAGATTCTCGTAAGTGTGCGACTTAGCAATAGTTTCAGTGTTCCACCAAACCTTAGCTAGACCAACTTTCTTAATTAGAGCGTCATGGATGGCGCTGTTAAGCACGTTGTAACCACCAACCTTGTTAAACACCCAATGTGTATAGGCCGTAGCTTGTTCAGCGCTGGCTACATCCTCTGGGCCTTTAGGAGTGAACTCCACAAACTTATCATTCGATAGAAATATGCGCATGAGGCTAGGCTTTGCACCCCGCACAACGTCACGCACTTTCGTAGACACAACTTTAGATCGACCATCCTCATGCTCTAAATCTACAGCCCCGTCAAAGTACCGTTGAGCGCGTTCACGCTGGCGGCTTATGTCACTATCCACGTAATCAATCGCGTCTTGAATCGCTTGCTTGATTGCGCCCTGAATATCGTCTTTTGACATTTTATCTGACATTACATTTCACCCAGTAAACCTTGCGTTTGTTGTTGTCCTGCCACGCCTCCAGAGTACGCAGCAGCGCCCGTAGCTCCAGCAGTAATCATGCGCGACAAATTCTGTACTTTCTCTTGTAGTTGGGCCATCTTCCCGCTATCTTTCAGCGCTGATCTAACAAAATCAGGGTCATCACTTAAAAGAACCTCAGTGATTTGTCTGCGCTGGCTGTCGGTTAAGTTAGGTGCAAGGCTTTTAATGGCTTTCATGCCAATACCTATGCCTGACGATAAGTTACCAGCACTCGCGCTAAGGATCTCGTCCACACCTATTGATAAACCCTGTTGCTTTCCAGCATCCCTAGCTAACTGAGTGGTAGACCCCTCAACTATCTTTTCGTATGATAATTGGGTCTTTCCTGATAACGCCAGTTTAGCAAGAACCTTCTTCTGCTGATCTTGCGGGAATACGTTAGTAAATACGCGACCTTCTCTTGACTCAGGGTTTGCCATCTTGCCAAGGAATCGCTTAGATCCACCAATGGCCATCTTGTTATTAATGCTAGACATAATACCTTCACGAAAAGCGCTGATCTTAGCCGCATCACCTGAGCCCATTATACCTTCTGCAAGAACTTCAAATGCCTCAACATCACCAGTAAAGGCTTTCTTTCCAGCATCAAACGCATCTCTAGCCTGTGACATCCTAGCCCATCCAGCGCGAGCATCACTTAGTGCTGGACTGAAACTATCAATATTTGATCTTAAATTCATCTCAAGTGTTTTAAGCTCACTCCCTACAGTTCCGCGCCCTTCTCTATAAGCGTTTCCTGCTGACTCAGAAGCCACACGCCTAATCATCTCTACATCCTCTAATGTAGGTATGCGTGATAGCTCAATAGAGCCATTATCAGCCGTCTTGAATAATGGAACTAGATTGCGTATCCCATAAAGGCTGTTCATTTCAGAGAGTGCATTAGGTATGCGCTTAACCGCTTCTAGCGCCTGACGCGATAGCTCTGGAGTTACCTCACCAGCGTCAGCGAATATATCTCTGTATGCCCCACCTTCTGCTGCTTTCCACTCGTCCTGACTCATATGAGCGGCTTTTAATACGTTCTTGTCTGTACGACCAGTTAATCCGACCTGTACAGCTCTCTTAGCGGAGTCTCTTGCAGATGTAGCTCTAGCTGGAGTGGTTGCCCTTATTGCTGTCTCTGCCCCACCACCCTGTGACATATACGACCTAACGGCCATGTGTAGGTTAGGGTCATCTGACATTGTTTCACCAGCCGCTATACGACCTACAAGCTCATCTTGGCTTAACCCTGTTTGGTCTGCTAAACGCTTTAATTCGTTCTCAACAACAGTGCCCATCTTCTTGCTGCCACGCTGACGCAAGAACTCAAGAACTCTATCAGCAGCTACACCCAGGTATTTACCACCAAGGTATCCCATCGGGCCTGCTACTACGCCTACACCCATGCCTAAAGGGGCATCTTTTAAGCTCTTAATTCCTTCGCGCTCACTTGTTCCCACGGCGGCAATACCGCCCTCAGTAAGACCAATCTGAGCGGCCCGAACAAGCGGCCTTGCAGCATTAGCAAGAGATAGCGGGCTTGACATACCCATAGTAGCTATCGCTGGAATTGCAGCGCCAGCCATTTCATAACCTGCTGCTTCCCAAGGCGCCCGCTCCCTATGTGCATTCAATTTTGAGCGTAAATTATCACGAATCTCAGAGTAACTCTCACTCTGGAATGGGGCGCGAACTAATGCTTCGGCTTCTTCACCAAAGCCAAGAGTTATACCCTGTACAACTAATCGCAATCCTTGTGAGTCAGGCTGCATTGTCTCCAATGCCTCCATCATTAGCTGGAATTGCGCATCTGTTAATTGTGCCATGTGCTACCCTTTACTTAAAAATTGCTTCAAACATCCGCTTCTGATCTGGAGTCATACTATCCATCTGCTTCTGGCTAATTGTAAGACCGCCTGCTGGCTGGGGTTCAGGAGATTGGAAATTAAGTATAGGTGTTTGCCTTTTCTCAACCTCGCTCATTTCCTGTATGTAGCTAGAGTAGGTTTTATTACCGCTGGTCAATGTACGGGCCTTGCCTAGCAAAGTATTACGCATCTTGGTTTGAGCGTTAATCTTGTCATCAATATGCTGACGCAGTTCATCACCTTGTAGTGATAAATCTAAACCAGTGCTTAAAGCTAACTGCAATTCCTTCTCGCTTAAAGCGCCAAAGGTAGCACTGTTGATAATGTCGATACCTAGCATATTAGCCATTGAGCGTAGCTCTGAGGTAGCAGCGTTAAATGAAGGTATATACCTAGCAATAATGCCGCTAGAAGCACCATCACCAACCGCCCTCTTAGCAATCTCAAGTTTAGTTAGCATTTCATCAATAACAGATGCCCGACCAAACGCTTGTTGACCAACTTCCTGTGCCTTGGCAATATCAGACTCTTTAAGGCGACCTGTGGTTTCCATAGCAATCTGCTGTTCTGGGGTTTGCGCTACTGCACCCTCCACATCAATCCGTATTGGGGCGGCATTACTGTTAGGGTCTGACTTGATAACATACTGCTGACCTGTTTTATAATCAGTCTGTACTCCGCTAAACTTAGGCATATAACCAGTACCCATCTTAGCCTTTAGGAAAGATGAGGTTATTTCTTTAGCTAGCTCAGGGCTTGTCTTGGCAATAGCAAGTACTTCTGGCGATACGCCTGCTGCCTGTAGTGCCGCAAATGTTCTGTTAGCTTGATTAGCCTTAGCTTTTAGCTTGCGCTCATCCTGTAAGCCAGCTATGCGCGACTGAATACCCGCCTGCAAACCCGCGTTAGGGTTGGTGGTCATTCCAGCCATGCCCTGTGCAAGCCGAAGCCTGCGCTCTACGTCTGCTGGGTCTTTACTGGTAATAAAATCAAATAATCCTGCCATAATAACCTCTTAGTACGCGCCTAGACCGAGTGATAAGTAATCAAAAAGGCCTGGATTCTTTGACTGCGTGGTTGATCCGACATTAGGAGCTTGGCCCATTGCTTGTAGTAAATACTGTAAAGACTGAGCTGGCGCACCAGTAAAGCCTTGGTACTGACCTTTGCCAGCATTGATAAGCTGTTGCTGTAGCGCTTGCTGCATAGCTCCCTGCTGATCCATCCGGCTTTGGATCTGCTGCCCCATACCAAAGCCTAAGTTAGACAAACTACCTAACTGTGAGCCTGCATTTAAGCGCTGCTGTGAGCCTGCTAGACCTGCCTGTTGATTAGCTAACTGTGCCTGCATGGATTGACCTGCACCGAACTGTCGAGCTTGGTTCATTGCCGCTTGGTTCGCTAATGATGCTTGGTTGGTTGCACCAGCACCGAACTGTCGTGCGGCCTGTAATTGTTGCGCGGTCTGGCTTGTCGCCTGATTAGCTGCGCTAGCGCCAAATTGACCAGCGTGATTAAGTGCGGCTTGATTGGCTAATGCGGCTTGATTGGCTGCACCTGCTCCAAACTGACTTGCTGCTTGCTGCTGTTGGGCTAGCTGACTTGCTGCTTGATTGGCCGCACTTGCACCGAACTGTCCTGCTTGGTTAAGTGCTGATTGATTCTGTAATGCGCGCTGTTGAGCTAGCTGGGCTGACGTTGTTCCGGCCTGTAGATTCGCACCTTGATTCGCTAAACCAGCTTGCATACGAGTGGCAATATCCTGTCCAGCCAATGCCGTAGCGCGATCATAACCAGCTTGGCGTAAGCCGCTTGCTGTTCGCGCTGCCTGCTCTGCAAAGGCTCGATTAGTCTCTGCTTCGGCAATACCCTGGCGTGAGCCACCAAACGCATTAGCGGATGTAGCTTGAGCACCACCCACATTCTGAGCCATCTGGCGTGAGCGCTCTATATCAGCTAACGATTGATCAACAACCTGCGCCTCATGCGGGTTTATATATGACTGCAAATTAGAGCCAGCAATTTGTCCAGCAGCAACTTGATCTGCTGATAGGGTTGGAGCTGCACCTGTTTGTGAGGCCGCATAGCCTTGAGAGCCAACATTTGCTGCTGTAAAGCCCTTGCCCTGCGCCTGCGCCGCGTCATAACCCTGAGAACCAACACCTGCTGCTGTAAAGCCTGTAGGCCTAGCTTGTGCCGCGTTATAACCTGTCGGGGTGACGCCTAGAGGTCGATAGTTCATCTCAGATGACGCACCTAAACCCGCCTTTTGAATGCCTTGTGCTGCTGCCTGATTGACGTTAAAGCCGCCTTGTGGTGAACCTGCCATAATCTTATCCTCTATAGACCGAACTTATAGCCTTTTCGGCCACTGCTGTTATACTTTTCCTTAGCTTTGGCTGTTGCTTTAGCCATTGCCCTAGCTGCTGATTCTCTATCTGCTGCTGCCTGCGCCTTTCGAGCTGCTTCTTTTTTAGCCGCCTCTGCCGCTTCCTTAGCCGCTTGAGCCTTAGCTCTTTTTTCTGCTGCTGCCTTTCTAGCTTGAGCCTCCTTAGCTTTGGTAGCCGCTTCTATCTGTGCTTTTTTCTTAGCTGCGTCTGCTATTTTCTTGGCTGCAAGCTCATTTGTTTGCTTCTCTAAGGCGTCGGCAATACGTTTAGCTTCTGCGTTAGCTTTAGCATCTCTCTCAGCTCTAGTTTTCGCCTTAGCCTTGCGCTCTGCTGCTTCCTTAGCTTTAGCTCTTTTTTCTGCGTCTAACTGCCTCTGAACTGCTGCTTCTGCTTTTGCTTTAGCGTCTGCCTTAGATTTCTGCTCTGCTTGATAATCAGCTTTCTTTTTGGCTTCGGCTTTAGCTCTAGTCTTGGCTGCTTTAGCATCTGCTGCCTGCCTAGCCTTTGCTGCCGCTAAGTTATCAGCCTTCTTTTTGGCTGCTGCGGCTTCTTTCTTAGTTTCAGCATCTAGCCTAGCTGCCTCTGCCTGCAAAGCATTTTCAGATTCCTTCATATCCAGCAAGCCCGTACTAACCTCTACGGCCGAATCACTGTAAGGTGTGACTGTTGCACTAAGGCTTAAATCCTCTTTCGCGCCCATTGGGAATGTAGTATCAGGCACCGCAGTCACCACCTCTGGAGCAGGTGAAGCGGCTGCGCTAAAATCCCATAAGTTAGGGTCGCTGTAATCATCATCGTAACCCCAATCACTAGCGGGTGGTGGAGGCGGGTACTGACCTGCTGGCCCACCAGCTCCCCCAGTAGGGATGGTTGAATAATCCACTGCTGAGTCGTTAGACGTACCTACCACTGGAGGCTTTAAGTCTTCATTAGATAGCTCTGAAACTATCGCATCAGGGGAGCCACCAGCCAAAGGATTACCAGTAATACCTTCATAAATCTGACCGTATATACTTGAGTCCAGTAAGTTTCCTGCGACGCCTGCTGCTGCATCCGTATTGCTCATTAAGCCACCTGAGCCAGCAACCATACCGGGGGGTGGGGTATTGGGATAGTTAACGCCGCCGATAGTATCAGTAGCGCTCATCCCTGGGTCTACATAAGCGCCTGTATCGCCAGCAGATGAGTTATTGATATTAATCGCGTAATCGGGCTGATTAGCAGGGGTGCGATCAAACATCTGATCAACCTGGGCGGGTGTGGCGTTGTAGCTGCCCTGCGCGGGTGCGCCTGTAAACGGATCAATAAACATATCCGTCATCGCCTGATACTGCCCTGGTCGATTAGCTTGCAACTGATCTAATGCTTGCTGGTACAGAGGGGCGCTAGAGTAGCCTTGTACGCCGCCTGCAAATGTTTGAGCCTGTGGCATTCCCGCCATGGCATCAAAGCCTTGTGGGGCCAATCCAAAGGCGCTAGCCGCATTACCAGTGGACTGCATGGACTGTTGTTGCATAGGTGAAAAAGCAGCAACGTCTGGGCCGTAGTACGGCGTATAGCCAAGCTGTGACACATTACGTGCTTTATTTATATTCTCAATCGCAGCATTTTCCAACCACGCTGGAATCTCTGTTTTACTGGTCGTTGATCCACCCTTAGACATATCTTTAAAACCTCTTTTCTAGCAACACTAACTGAGACTTCCAGCCAATATCAGCTAATGCTTTTGACCAGCCTTTGCGACCACTCATCGTTAAACTTTCACAATTTTGAGCCTTAGCCCAGGCGATAACGTCTGGCTGCATAGACTTAATTTCTTCCAACTCACCGCCACCTAAAAATATATGCAAAACCTTCTTTTGCGGGTACGTTGTAATCTCTGTAACTAGGCAAGAATTAGGGGCAGGCCATAGCTGTGATCGCCCCTCGATTATACCACATTTGACATCCTCAAACGTATGTGTACCGCCGGAATAGGCAAGTGCGTCCTCTATCCATTTCCTGCATCTTTCTAGCTCATTCATAGGCTAACCCACCACCCAAACTGTCGCGTTTCTAAATACGGGTATAGTCACTGAACCACCCCCAATAACGGTAGCGCCAAAGGTGGGCGATAATGCGTCTGTGACATAAGCGCGCTGTCCAATAACGCCAGTAGGTAATGTAGATACCGTAAAACCACGCGCAGTTAGAATCGGCACAAAAGCGCCATCAACAGAGATAACTGGGTGTTTATTTGTTTGACTCCATAGTAATACCCCATCCTCGGCTGCTGACTCACCATTGACCTTATGACGCAATGCGCTACGAGTCCTTGCAAGCCACGTTGAAGTCCGTTGCGACCACTGTTGCCAGTTCGTGTTTATCAGCTTAGGTGGGTTATCTAGGAGGCTCAACGTCTACCTCCTGCCACGACTTCCAATCGGTTAATGCCAACACGCCAATCGTTAGCATTAACACCTTCAATGCGCATCCTGACCTGTCGCCCAGTAAAACGTAAACTGGTAGGGTTAGACATATTATAAGGGCCGTATGTTCTTTCCAAATCGTTGGGATAAAATCGAGTTTTAAACGTGGCGTCAACATCGCCTTGGGTCTTTTCATCGGGTATCATTTTAGTTACAGATATTACATTTTCGCCGTTGCCCATTGAGATTGGCCCCGACTCAGCAAATGGCTCACCGCCATCGTAGTTAAAGCCTACCTCGTGCTCGTATAATTTATTATTACTCGCAGATGCGATAATAGGCTGTCGGTAAACGCCTGAGTCAACGCCAGCAGTTCTAGCGATTTCGCCTATAGCCCAAGTGCCATCGTTATAATTAAACACCACGTAGCGGTTGTTTTCGTTTGAGTTACCAGAGGGGTAGAACCACCATACCTCACCATAGTTGGCGTTAGCCACCGCACAAACCTTGCTGATCTGGCTATGGTTAATATCGGAAAATACATAATCCGCTACGTCACAGTTCACTTCTGTTACAGCGCCACCAGAATAAGTATAAAATGATCTGCGGCCCATCCATAAGGCCCCAACATCAACCACGGCCTTAGCTTGAGCTGAGACAATACCGCAACTCGTACCCACGCGCTCAATGCCATAAACATAAGGTGGGCCACTGTAAGTAGCAACATGAGCATCAGTATCAGTGAGAATAAGTGTTTGGTTTTGAACTTTAACGCCACACTGAATCCTCCCGTTTGTCTGTAACTCTAAACTACCTGCTTCGTTAGTTGCGGCAGGCGTCCATACGGTATTATCTTCCCGATCTGACCACTGCACCAAACGTGGGTTGCCGCCAGAGCCAAGGGCAAATAAGAACCGTTCCTCAGTCACTAGAATCGACCTACAGCCTACAGGCGCGTTAACTACAGGCGCAGCGATTGTACCTGTGGCTAGTTGCCACTCGTATATCTTGCCATCTGAGCTGGAACACGCGACCATATTCTGCCCCCATGAGTCCATAGCCCATGTAGTCGCTGGCGTGATGGTAGAGGCTTCTTGTCGAGCAATGCCGTAGGATTCCTGCCCGTAAAATGAATTGCCGTAACCAATGGGGTTGAGCGCATCCTCATTACCCACAGTTAAGCCAGTAGGCGTAATGTCAAACTGAGTGCCGCCTGCGTTATACACGTATAACTTATTGTAGCTGCCTGCTGTAATCCAACGGTCAGAGCTGTTATCAATCCATGCGTGTAGTCCACGGATCTTACCCGCGCTAGCTGTGTCGCTGCGTGTACGCCAACCGCCGATAGGCCGTAACGTGTTGTCATGCCATCGCACCAGGTTAGAGTCACGCCATCTGCCCGTTGATTGCAGGTCAGTACCGTTACGATACACGCCTGCGGGTAAATCCAATGAAATAAGCGACATACCTATCCTCTTAACATATACGCCACGCCAGAAACTAGGGCGGCGATTAACAATCGAACAAACCACTCATTAGCGCCGCTCGATCTTGACACTACTGCTAGCTTAACTGAGTGCTGATCAATCTCTTCACTGTGCTTGTTGAGTCGATTGTCTTGTGTGTTGTTGTGCGAGATTAGGCCGTCAATCTTCGTATCTATCGCAACGAGCTTAACCATCGCGTCTGACAACTTATCTATTTTGGCCTCTAGTCTGTCAAATCTAGCGTTAGCTTCCATACTTCCCTCTGTTTGGCAGAGACGCGGCTAAAGACTAACCGCGTGTTATTAATAAGTTATTCAGCAACAGCCCAAGGCATACCCACGGCTACCTTTGGCTCTTTCATATCGGCAATAACAGCTTCTAGCTGTGCCTCTACAACGTCCTTTTCGAC